ATCAGAATCTTTATGGTTCATCTAAAGATACTGGCGCTATTCAAAGAAAAATCCCAACTCTCCGTGAACACGGTGGTCGGGTTAATCGAGTTGGTTTCACACGTACTCAAGTTGAAGGTGAACTTCTTAAACGTGGTTTTTTCACTGAGTACACTCAAGAATCAATGGATTTCGATTCAGATTCAGAATTGTTATCACATATTGTTGAGGAAGCCCTTGTTGGTGCTAATGAGATCACTGAAGCTGAGCTTCAGAAAGATCTAATTACTACCGCAACTTCTGATGGTACTGCTTACTTCTGTTCTGGTACTGCTTCAGCAGCAGTTCCTGCTCTTGCAGGTTCAACAGTTGCAGCAGGTGCTACTCGAACAGCATTAAAATTAGCTGTTGATGAAGTTGTTGTGTATGAAGATTTAATGAATCTTTCTATTGCTTTGGATGATAATAAGACTCCTAAGCAAACGAAAGTTATCAGTGGTTCTCGTATGATTGATACTAAAACCGTTAATGGTGGCCGTATCATGTATATAGGATCTGAATTGATTCCTGTAGTACGAAAAATGACTGATATTACAGGCTCAGGTGTAGGTTCCGGTTTTATTAGTGTAGAAAAGTATGCTGACGCTAGTAATACCGTACACGGCGAAATTGGTTCTGTTGATCAATTCCGTATTGTTGTAGTTCCAGAAATGCAGCATGATCGAAAAGGTGGTGCATCTGCTGCTAATACTGCAGGTACCGGTAAACAAGGTGCAGACATCTTCCCAATGCTCGTTGTTGGTGATGGTGCTTTCACAACTATCGGTTTTCAGACTGATGGAAAGAGTGTTAAATTTTCCGTTAACCATAAGAAGCCTGGTAAAGAAATAGCTTCTTTGGATGATCCATATGGTGAGGTAGGGTTCTACTCCATCAAATGGTATTACGGTTTTATGGCACTTCGTCCAGAGCGTCTTGGTATTATTTGGACCGCTCTAGAAGCAGTATAATTAACATTGTTTAACCGTCCCTCCGAGCCCTTTAGGGCTCGGGGGACACTTTTTAAATTATAATTTGGAGGAAGCATGGAAGATACCATAGCAGCAGTTCCCATTAACTCAATGACAGATGATGAAATTCGACAGGAATTAACAGATAACGGGATTACATTACATCATAAAACTGGAACAAAGAAACTTGCTTCTACTCTAGCTGAGGTTAGAACTAAAGAATACAAAGAAGACACTAAAACGTCTGATACTCCTGCTGGTTCTCTTCCCGGTTCTACTGAAGCATCCAGGGCCGCAAAAGCAAAACATATGTACGCTATAGATAATTTGACACCAACACAAGAAGCTATGAAGCTTGTTCGTGTAGTAGTTACTCCTAATGATCCTAATATGACTAATTATCCAGGACTTATCTTTACTGTAGGAATGACAAATATTAATAGAGGACGAATGATTAAAAAGTTTGTACCTTTTAATAATGAGGAAGGGTGGCATGTTCCAACAATTATTCTTCGTCAAATTGAGCATGCTGAAATGCAAAAATTTAAGACTATTACCCGCCCTAATGGTGAAAAAGTATTAGAACCATATATAACTAAGAAATTTAATGTACGTGTTTTAGATCCTCTTACTCAAGAAGAATTAGAAAAACTTGCTGCTAGACAAGGTGCAGCAGGATTTGGCGCAGGAGTAGATAACTAATGGCCATTACTATTGCTAATTTAACTGCTGGTGTTGCTACAGATGGAGACAATGTAGTAACAGGCACCGGTGTATTCGATGACATGATGGAAACTGTTAATGCTCATATGGCTGCCCAGTTTAACTTGGGTCGTATTACTGGCAGTGACTATGCAACAGTATACCTAACAGCAATGCAGGCTACTGTACAACAAGCAGTAGCCTACACAATAGGAATGCAAAAAGGTAATGCTGAAGAGTCTCTATTACTTCAAAAAGAAGTTACTGAGTTTGCACAAACTGATAGATCAACTAAAGTAGCTCCAACTACAACTAGTGTCATGGGAGCAGCAGCTGATTTATCTGTCGAGCAAGCTAAAGGATTTAAATGGAATGCAGATCAGAAATACCTTAAAACTCTTTTAGATGCTTGGGCTATTAATATTTCTACAGCAGGAGTAGCTGCTACACAAGTAACTGCTATTAACGCAACTGGTACAGGTAATATTAATACACAGATAACTAACGCCGAACCTACGGGATAGGAGGCGTGCAATGAGTTTTATTGCTAGTATTTTCACGGCTATTATAGATATTATTGTATCAATAGTCGAAGCAGTTATAGCCATAGTAGAAATGATTGTACAACTTATCATGATACTTCTTGGCTGGGACAGCGGAAGCAGTCAAACGATTGAGTATTACGAAGTACACAATATTCCTCTTTTTAATGATGTAGATAAAAAAAATCCCCTCCTACAGTCAGTTATTCAAAGTATTCTTGAAGATAAAGATATTGCTACTAGTTTAATTTATAATCTTACGTTTCGAAGTCTTAAAGGAAATGTAAGAGACTTTCTGCAATTTATTGACAATGGGAATTATTTTGAAAATTTCCCTACAGTAGAATCATATATTTTAACAATAGATTATACTGAGTTAACAGCTGCATTGAATACTCTCAATAGTGTTCCATGCACTCCTGAAGGGTCTTACTTAAGAGCGTTATCTAAATCAGATTGGGTTAAGTATTGGCTTCAAGAAAATAAAGAATACAATGTAGGTACTAATACGTTAGGAACAGATTACTCTACAACAAGTACTAGCCCAGCTAGTATTGCCGCAGATACGGTTAATGTAACCCCATCTACTAATCATTTTGATATTAGTATTACAAGTGGAATAGCTACTTCAGATGAAGTATTTGCTGATGAACGATGGCAAGTTAATCTTAATACTATTGTTTATAATTCAGTCCCGGATACCTATACAATTCAAGTATACAATGCACCAACTGTTGGAAGTATAACTAGAACTCTTCCCTATACAGCACCTACTAAACCTACTCAATTACATTATGTTTCTACATACTATAGAGACAGTGCTCCTACTAGAAAATACTTATTTATTTATCAAGTAGGATCCGGAACTTATACTGACTTAGATACAATAGAAACACCTATTGATCAAGATGGTACTACTATTGAAGCACTGCCCGCTGTTCCATTAAGAATAAGTAATGCTAATTACACTACATTTGGTGCAACTAAACGGGCTCAAATTGAAGGCTTATTAGACATAATTCACTTAGATGCTGAAGAAGTGTTAAATGCTGTTTTAGAGGATCCAGGAGTAGCTAGTAATTTAGGGGATGTAGATAACATTTATGTAAATTTTGGTGTGCGAATGTGGGATACCTCTCAAGCAGGAATGTCATATTTATTTAATATGTTTGAGAATTTATACCCTTCACAAGGAGTTACACAAGGTACTTATAACAATACTGCAGCAGGAGATGACAAACCGCAAAATAATATAATAACTACAACAGATGATAATAAATTAGCGTTTCAATGGTCTTACATTACATACACTCATACGTCTTTAACTACTATTAACGCAAGTAGTGGTAGTACTGAAAATGGAATATATTATTCTGATATGTCTAAATTTAGTGGAGGTATTTTAGTATATCCTTATTATGTTTCTTCAGGTAAAGGGACCTACAATGTAGGGTATAAAGCAGATGATCTAGATGAAGTACAGGATTTTTTAGATGGCAATGGTGTAATAAATCCAGGTACCACTACTGCAGAAGCTGCTAATTGGCTACAAGTAACTGAAAGAATGTCTTATAACAACCCCACTCCTGCCTTATTAGAATCAGATAACTCTGCTGCTACTTTAAAGTATTTAACGCCTGATCTGGTTTATGAAAATAATGGTTCAGGTGTATTAAGATTATTACAACAAGCATCACCAGAAACGACTATAGGGCAATCAATTACTTATTATTGTGTTAAACCCTCAGGATTAGACGCTTATACTGTAGTTTCTCCAATTGCTGCTTTAAAAGTTATTGATGGAGCTACTGGACGTTTTAATGTGGTTAAATTTAATCTGGGGAATAAAGCAGATTTAATGGCTCCATTTGTTCATAATTTTATTAAAGATTTATCTAATACTAAAGTTAGTCAATTATTTTTAGCAGGATGTCATGTTTCAATATATATAGCTCATTATGAGGTTATTGAACAAGCTGGTATGAGCTTTCTTGAAGCTCTTGTAATGATCGTTGTTATTATTGTTGTTGTAGTAATTATAGTTATGACAGCAGGAGCCGCAGGACCTGTATTAGGTCCTATTTTAGGTGCTATAGGTTCCGGAGCATTTGCTCAAGCATTCTTTCTTTTCTTAGCAGCTTTACCTCAGTTGCTTATGAAATTCGCTGTCCAAATGATTATTAAAATAATCATTACAGAAATAGCTGGTGATAATGAAATGTTAGCTATGATATTAAACGTAGTTGCTATGGCGGCTATGGCTTCATGGGAAGGAGGAGTTACATATGGGCAAGCTCCACCAGGTACGGTAGTCCCAGGAAGCTATAGTGATCTTTCAGGAGGTACCGCTATAGGAGACAATTTAGGAGCTAGCATAGAATTTGCCCCTCCTGCTCCTTCAAGCTTTCATTTCACTAATATGACAAGCTTTAGTAGTCTTACTGCAATGGATTTTGCCTCTATAGCTTTCGATGTAGTTACTGGTTTAAATACAATTGCTTTGCACAAGACAGAGGATTCAGGAAGAAAACTATTAGAAGAAAAACAAGAATTTACAGCGTTTCAAGATAAATCAGAAAAAGAGCTAGCTGGATTACAACTGTTAATGCCAGACTCATCATTTAGTTCTGAATTTCTTACTAAAGTTCTTAGAACAACTAATAAAGGAGGAGTTTTAGGAGGAGACAAGTACTTTGCTTTGTGGGATGCTCAATATGAAGTTCCTTATACAAGTTGGGCATTTAGTGAAACTATTAACAATAAAGTATCTGTAGATGCACGGTTTGTATAGGAGTGGACAATTAAGGTAAATCATAGTAATATTTAATTAACATACTATGCAGTATAGGAGATAAATTATGGCAGAAAGTCAATATGGTAATTTTTCGCGGTGGAACGATGAAGCACTAGGTAGGTTTAATACTTATGGTGCTGAGGGAAATAAAAAATCACAAGATTATATGTTAGACAATTCTGGTGATTATGTAAACAAAGGTGGAGGGCCACAATATACTCAAGGTGCTGGGTCAGACTTCGGTTCCTTTCTAGAGCAATATAGTCGAAATAATCCTAGACAATATGGTAATAATTACTACAAAGACAAAGACCGAAATCAAGCTGCAATAAACTATAACCAAGGCAGTAATAAGAGTTATGCAGATTTTGCTAATAACGAAAATCTAAATGACCCTTTAGGTAACGGAGTATTTATGCTCAATTCAGAGAGCAACCGTAGGAAGAAGGACCCTCCAGAAGCGGGTATGTTTGATGGTATGGGTACCCATATTATGGGAGGTATTAAAAATCTTGGTGCTAGCGATTGGGGAAATCTAGCATTAGGAGGATTTAAAGCATACCAAGGTTTTGAAGAAAACAAACGAGCAAAGGAACAGCATAGATTAGCTACGGATGCTTTTCAGTTTCAAAAAGCTGCATGGAATAAAGATTATGCTGGTAGACAACTAGCGTATAATACTAATGCTCAGAATGTAAATGCATGGAAAGAAGCTCAAGGACGTACTGACCTTAATAAATTAATGGTTTAATTTAGGGGAATCCACATGGTTGCAACATGGAAAACACAAGCAGCTCCTACTTTTGATGCTGCACTACAGGCAGCACAAAAAGCAAATGACTCTATAACGTCAGGCGGGGAACAAATAACTGCCGGACTTGGTGAAATAGCACAAGTACCAGAAGACGCTATAATGAATCAAGCTAAAACTGCACTTATGGGCCTTGATACTGACCAAGCACGTGAAGAATTCTTGCTAGAGAATCCATCTTCTTTTCATGATGCAGATAAGCTTCAGACATTTAGAGACCAATTGATGAAAAATGATGGAGCACGTGAGAAGGAAAGTCATAAACTAACTCTTCTAGGTCAATCAGAAATCCTTGATGGAATTCAAGATCCCGTTGAACGAAAACGACAAATGGGCGAGTATCAATATAGTAATGATTTAAAAGGAATTAATGATGACGAAGGTATGCATAAATCCAGAATGAATAAGATGCTGGGCAATCAACAATTTGAAGTCACAAGAAAGACCATTGAACAAGCTGGGGGAAACCCAGATGATGAATTAACTTTCAATGAAGACGTTGAGCAAAGAGTATTTGATATTATCGATAAAAATATAAGATCTCAATATTACGGCGCAAGCGCAGCAACTATTGAAACAAAAAGAAATGAAGCATTAGCAGCATCTCCGTGGGGAGCAATGTTTACTCGTCGAACAAAAAGACGAGAACAAATGACTGACCTGGATATACAGTCAGAAACTCTTGCTCATGCCATAACTGATAATATAAGTGGTCAAAGTCCCGAGTCTCAAACTAAATTAGTCGATTCAGTAAATCAAGCAATGGACTTTTATCTCAACAATGCAACTCAACTAAATGACCAACAGAAACAATGGTTACAAAAGCCAATATTAAAAGCATTAGAAGGAGAAGGTATAGACGCCACTAAGAGATGGTTTGAGATTAATGCTAATTATGATGTGGATACCCCAGGTAGCGTAAAGAATCAAAGAAGATTTGGACGAGAAATATCTCGTCAATTAAAGAACAAATTTCCAACTTTAGATCAAGGAATAATTGATACACATATTGCTGACCTAATTAGTAGATCTGGTTTAGAAGGAATGATTGGAAAAGGTAACATGGTCTACGAGTATCAGCAAAAATTGGACAGAGAGTTTATGGACTCAGTGAGCGGAATGAAGAAAGGTATAGTAGATGACCTTATACAATTCCGAAAAATTGGTGTAGCTGCAACTGTTAGGCAAGATCTTGAAGAGAATATGAATAAAAGATGGGGTAAAGATGAAAAAGGGAAATCTAAGGTTACTGGTGTAGAACGGAACGACCTAATCAAACAAACTGCGGAAACAGTTAAAAAAATTAAAGGCGCATTTATAAATTCAGAATTTAAAACTAATTTAACTAAAACTCAGGAAGCAACCCTTGATTTAGCTATACATAGATTCTTGACAACTACAGTTGGATATGACCCAGACACAGGTTACCTTCCTTTTGATAGTGCTGATTGGGTAATTGCTACATTAGGCGGATATATGGGTCAAGGTAAGGACATGTCTAATAATAGTGTCAATTCGCTTTTAGAAGGACTCAAAGAACATCTTCCACAACGAGGTGATCGTTTAGACGGCGCTCGAGGAAAAGACGCTGTACTTTTAGAAACTCTAATTGATAATTATCAGAAACGTAATCCTGGTACTCAAGAGCAGAAAAAGATTGATGACCAACTAAAAGACATTAAAGCTAAACGGAAAGAGATGGAAAACATGTCCCCCCAAATGCTTAACCGTACTTAGCCATGATTGTATAATTATTTAAATATACTTCCCAATAATCACCCGAGTATAGAAGGAGCAGCACATGGGAAACGACGAGAGTTTAGCAGAAGCTAAAAAAGCATTTAGAAATGGTAACGGTAATGGTGCTGATAATGAAATAACCCTTACTAAAAATCTCCCTCCTCTTACTGAAGAGGAAAAGAGTAAAGCCTTATTACAAGAAACATTAAGACGACGACAAGAAGAACACCCCGCCAAGTATGATGAATTTGGTAACTTACCAAGCCCTCCTAATAATTTTGTTCAGAAAGCACGACAAGTTCAAGCAGAAGTTAATGAACAAAAAGCTAAAATCCTTAAAGACGTCCTTCCCCAGAAAGAGAATACTGCTGCACAAATAAGAGAACAAAAGCAAAGAGCTATTAATATAGAACTTCCAGAGATGTCTATGGTAGATCATCCGCTTGAAGAGGACCTATCTGGAGGTGGTTTCACAAGTCTACAAAGTGGTACAGGACCGGGGCAAATTCCAACAGAAAGAGATGTAATTCATGGGAAGATTGAAGCTGCCGCTAATAAGCATGAACTTCCTCCAAAACTTTCTCTTATGCTGGCTCAACAAGAATCAGGTTTGGATAACGCAGCTGTTTCACAAACAGGAGTTCAAGGCCTATTTCAAGTAACTGCAGAAACTGGGGATGAAATGTTTAAAGGTACCGGGGTTAAGTTTGATGTTAATAACATGGATCATCAAATAGAAGCCGGTAGTAAATATCTAGCTAAGCATATTAAAGACTGGAAAGCTAAAGGCTTTAGTGAACAGCAGGCTCAGCATTTAGCTACTATGTCTTACAATACTGGGTTTGGGCGTGTGTCCCAAGCTATTAAAGCTACAAAAAAAGCTAACCCTAGTATGCAAGAAATAGAAGATGCTGGCCTTATTTTATTTCCAGAATCTGAAATAAAAGATGGAAAAGAATATCCATTTTCTAAAGACGAATATAAATCAAAATCTCATAAAGCTAGAAGCTTTAGAGAAGGAGTGGGTCACTGGAAAAAGATACACTATGATGATAGTGGTAATCTTATAGATTATCGTAAAGTAGATGAAACTCCTTTTGAACCTGGAAAGGTACTCCCATCTCCTACAACTCCTGTAGAAAGAATAGATACCGGTGAAAGACCTGAAACAATTCCCGTTGAGGTAAGAGAACAAGAAGAAGTTATTATTCCTAGTGAACTGTCTCCAGTACCTATGGTAAAAGTGGCAGATCCACGATTCCCAGGTGCAAACGTACCTCATGTACCTTCTCCTATAACTAATCCAGACATTCCACCGCCTACAAAGCAGGTAAAAACTAAACCTATTTCTCAAATAACAGCTAGTCCTAAAGAGACTACTGATTTATTAACTAAGAAAACTACCAAAGCTCCTACTATTACTGAGGAAGAATCTTTAGAAGAAAGCCCTACTGAAATACCTCCCACAGAAGAGGAAGTCAATAAACCAGGAGATATTGCTAAAAAGGTTGTAGAAAGTAAAGACCGCGATTTAGAGTTTTTTACTGAACAAGAACAAACTGCTTTTAAAACAGGTGAAAAAGCTGGAGAAAGCTTAGCAAGTATAAATATAAAAAAACAATGGAATCAACTATTAGATACTTTCGTGGAAACTCCGGATATATTTCAGCAAGGAGTAAAGAATAGCGTTGATAGTCTAAAAGGTTTAGCAGAACGCTATATGGAATATAAAGGTATAACAGGTGTATCTGGAAATCAATTAGTAGATTATGTTACAAAAAATTCAGCAGAATTTGTTGATTGGGTTAAACAAACAGAGCGTTTAAAACAAAAAGAAATAGAAAGAAGAACAGGTAAAGCGTATGTACAAGAATTCGTAGGTAGTAAACAAGCAAGAGACAAAGAACTAAAAGCTAAACACAAGAAGGACGACATAGCAAAAGTTGGTGGCTTAGGTAATTGGAATGCAATTCAAAAAGATGATCAAGTAGGAATACGAGCAGGATTAGATGAATTAGCGGATAAAATGGACGGAGCCAATCAAACTGGAAACGATGCTCTAGTAAAAACACTTAAAGAACAATACGTTAAATTACACAAGTTTAAAAAAGAAAAGATTGTACAGAAAGCCACGGAAACAACCTACACTCCAATTAAAAAACCTAGCATTTTAGATAAATATCCTCTGCATATTTCTTCTGATATGGATGTCAGTATAGGTCAAGGACTGTCGTCTGCTTGGGATATGATGCCATCTGCTGAAATACAAGCAGCAGGAGAAGGAATGCTAAAGATGGAGTCTTTAGAAAATAAGACTCCTGTTGTATCAACATATGGCAAAAACGTATTTGAACATGAAGACGGTAGATGGTCAGTCCAGACTCATGACGGCAGAGTACTCAATTTCCACAGTGAAATTGAAGCTAAATCATACGGTGATTACAACGCAGCAAATGCCAAAGGAATGCATGAAGGTGCCCCACCAGCTGGTAGTCCTCATGAGTATTTTAATAGGGTTATGGAAGGCCTAGCAATGCCTGCTGAGTTATTAGGCAGTGCAATGGTTGGAAAAACTACTTTAATACAAAAAACCGCAGAATGGAATCATATAGAAGTAAAAAACGGACGTGCTCCTATTACTGATGAGATATTAGAAAAATACAAGAATAAAGAATTATCAATAACCGACCCTTTTCACAAAACCCTTGTTCGATTAGATAAAGAAGCTAAGGAAAATAGAGCAGAATATGCTGCTATTGGTAGATTTGCTGATAGTTATAGAAAGTATTTTCCTGTAAATAGAAAACATATGGCAGGAGCTGCTACTGCTTTTAAACTTATTCATCAATCAAAAAAGCACGGTAAATTAGATTCTCTTTTACATGTATATAATAATATAGGCACTTTTATGGAACAGGGGTTTGATAGTGTCGGATTTACGTTAGCACTGACACTAGGTAACGTACCTGTACAATTAGGTATGCTTGCTAGTTTAGCTAAAGGTCAAGCTACTAAAATGATTGAGGACTATGTTAAAGAGCATGGAGAAGAACCTTCTTTAGAAATAATAGAACGTATAAATATAGCCGCCGCTTTCAGTCTTGCAGCTGAAAAAATTAGTATGGGATACATGAAGGGCGTAGTTAAGGGTTTACCTATAGTAGGTGATCAAGCTAAGTGGGTTGGTAAAGTAGGAGCAGCTATAAATAGATCTATCGATAGTAATATTGCTACTAGTCTTCTTAAAAGAATAGCAGTTAAACCCGCTATATCAATGTTTGGGGAGGGCGTACAGGAACGATTTAGTCAAGAAGCTGAACACTATGGAATGAAAGGAGAATGGTTACCGCCCGAAGAAGGAACCCTCGCTATTGTTTCAGGAATGACTGCAGCACCTGGAGTTGGTGGTACTTTATTAACGCTACAAATAGGCGGTAAAATTGCTAAAACAATAGCAAGTCCTAGTAAATTAAAACTACAAAGGGAACGATTTCAATACGAGTTAAATAGACTCACTATACAGGAAGGACAGATTAATAAGCATGATCGTATATCTAATCTTGATGAACAGATAGAAAATCTAGAACAAGAAATAAATCCATACACAGGTCCAGAAGGCTCGGGTGTTGAAACAGCTAATGATCGTTTTATGTTTCATTACGATCAAGCACGTATGAATGATATTCCTCATCGTGAGGCAATAGCAGATGCTAAAAGAAGAACAAGTGAAGAGGTCGTACAACTTAAACAAGAAAGAGCTGAATTAATCAAAGATACTCCTGTTATAAGACTTAGAGATACAGTATTAGCCGAGAGTATTAGAGAACAAATAGCAGAAATAGACAAACTAATTACAAAAGGGGATAACGCCCAATCTATCGCAACCCTTGAAAATACTAAAAAAGATCTTGAAGCAAAATTAGATGCCCCAGCTAATAAAGAACAACTTGCATTCCATAAAGAAGCAGTATTAAACGATAAAAAATTAGCAGAAAAGCTTCTTATAGCTACTGATCCAAAAGCATCAAAAGAAGATAAAGAGGCAGCTAAAAAAGATCCGTTAGATGTTGGGGCAATTGCTGGTCTAAAACAGCAAGTATCTAACCTGGCTACAATGACTAGTGCCATCTTGGGCCCAGAAAAAGGAGACCCTGTTGCCTTAAAAGAAGGGGATACCTATAAACCTGAAAAAGGTAGTGGTTTAAAACTACGCCAACAAGAAGGACAGGCCAGTATTGTTGAACTTATACCAGAAAACCCAGAATGGCTTGATGAACAAGGAAGAAGAAAGACAGAAAGAGATTTTCCTGATAAAGCAGCTTATCAAGAATTTCTTAATGAAACTAAAGAGTTTGATGCTAACCAGAAAAAAGGTAAAGAAAAGCTTGCTGAACTTCGTAAAGAGCAAACCAACCTAGACCCCGAACAAGTAACGGCATTTAGAGCATCTGAAATTTTAAAATTATTAGCTTCAGTATCTAAGAAAGATCTAAATGATGAAGAAAAGAAAGTTATTCGCGGAATAATAAAAGAACTTGAAGAAACAGGAGTTTTAGGACCTGAGGCAGAAGAGGGTAAATCATTAGCTGATAAGTTATTTAGTGGGCCAGATCCATTTGGTGACGCACAAAATGCTAGCCCAGAAGAACTACAAAGATTAATTGATGATCCTTTAGTTACTGATGCAACTAAAAAGCATTTAGTAGCAATACAAAAAGCTAATAAAATTAAGAAGAGTTCTAGAAAGAATGTTCATGATAAAAATATTCAAGAAGTAGGTGAAGAGGTTGTTTCTGGAGAAGAAGGGGATTTTAAAGGTCTCCATACTTATCGAGATCACATAATAGCTTTATTTAAAAATCCAGATAAATTAGGAGCAAAAGCATTAGCTCGAAAAGTTCAAGTCCAAATGGAAGCAATGAACACCCATGCGGCGAATCTTAATAAGAAACTCAGTGCATTTAAAGAAGCAGCTCAGCGTAATATAGATACTCCTGCTGGAGTAGATAAAGATGATAATCAGCTTCTTTGGACTGTAAGAGGTAATCGCGCTGTAGATGACACCGGTAGACTAACAGGCTCACGAGAAATGACCTACTCTGTCCAGACAATGACAGAGGCAGAGTACACACAGAAACGAGAAGTTGAAGGGAAATACCTCAATAGAATAGATGCTAATTCTTCTACTGCCACACCTAAGCAAAAGAACGGTTCAGCAAAATTAATTAAAACTCTTAACGAGGAAGTAAAACTAGGAAAACTTGCAGTAGATGCTGTTAATACGTATGAAGGTACATCTATTGATAAACAACAAAAGCTTCGTACAGTTGGTGCCTCTAGTAACAAACTATTTCAAATTGAATTAAAGAAAATTAAATCACAAATAGAAGCACCTATAGAAGAAATTACTGATGAAGTTATAGAAGATATAGATGCTACAGATGAAACAAAAACTGAAGAAGGAAAGAAAGAACCTAAAGATAAGAAAGAAACTGCAGAGGAAGAAATAAAAAGACTTAAATCAGAAGTTAAGGAGACGCCAGATGAAGCTAAAAGCGAAAGAATTGAACATCTTATCAACGAAATATTTCTTGAACAATCAGAAGAAACTAGATCCGATGAAGATGGAGCACCTCAAGGAGAAGATGACATATTTAATGAAGCTGCTGAATCTCCTGATGCAACTCCTGAACCTACTGAGCAGGCTGAGGGGGGAGAACGAGCAGTACCACCAGAGACAGGTGAAGGTGCTAAACCCACCGAAGAAGGGAAGATTGAATCTGTTAAAAAGGTATTTCAAGATTTCATAACAACTGCTACTAAGAAGTACTGGCCTGTTATAAAATCAGTTAGTGCCAAGAATTTAGATAAGATGTTAGGTTTGTTTAATGCGGTATTTTCAGATCTAGTTAAAATAGGATCAGATGATTTAAGCATAGCAGGTCTTCATACTTTAGCAGATGACGTATTTGTAAAAAATGATAAAGGGCTTATATCAACTATTCCACTAAGAAAAGCTCTTAGAGATTTAGGGATGTCTCCAGCAGGAGCGCATGCTTTAGCTGACAGATATCAAAAATTTAAAGCTAGATATGAAAATATTGTATGGAAGGGGAACATAAAAGGAAGAACATATAAGAAGGATAAAAAGGGAGAGCCAACTAATGAAATTAGATATAAAGGAACTATGGTGCAGTTCCTTGATTCAGAAGATGCGACTACTTATGAAGTAGAAACAGTTACTGATGGTCAAGCTAAGCTTGAAGGTAAAACAGAACTAGTACCGGTAGAAGAACTATTTGATGTAAATAACTTCGCTATTAGAAATCCCCTCTCTATCCTATTACGTAAAGACGAGACAGATCCAAAAGATCAGATAGGCAAATTACCTGATCAAGTAATATTTGGAATGATGTTAAGCGCGATAAACTTTAGACAACATACCCTTAATAACGAAAGATTTTCTTCTGACTGGGAGAAGTCCTTATTTCTATACGGCGGCAAGGATACTGTTCTTAGTTCGACTGAAGAGGCACAATTAAAAGATCTTGGTTATGGTTATAACGATACTGCTGAAAGTATAGGACGAGATGTTGCATCCTTATTAAGGATGTCTGCTAAAAAGATAGCTAAAGACCACCCAACGATAACACAGCATGGAGCTGATTTATATTTTGATAATTTAATCCCAGCTCTAGGAATGATGGCTATAGAAATAGGCCAAGGAACAGATGCAAATTCCTTATTTACAATTGAAGAGAAGAAGTGGCAGTTTAAAGATGGGGATGACAACAAGGGTTATGTAGAAGGAAGAAATTTTAATGATGCAGATCCAAATGATAAAGGCGCTGCACCTTATTACAGACACATTAAAGTACCAGAAGGAGATAAAGGAGTTCCTGTAAAACTGAAACAAGCATTAAGGGACTCATTAACTGAATTAGTTAAAGTTACAAAAACCCAAATGAATAATTATGGGTTTGAACCTCTTAGTGAACCTCCAGAAGTTTCAAATGATATTAAAGGAACTTTTGGGAATATCCCACGAAAAGTTAAAAACCTTCTTAAAAAACTCCAAAAACAAAAATGGAATACAGCTGAAACCCTAGATTCAGTAGTTGCTCTAGAAGGTCATAGAGATGTTTTAGAACAACTAATGGGGATAGTAGAACTTAAAGGGATAGATCGTCATAAATCTGAAAAAGACTCTCTTGAAGCTGCTAATAAAGATAAGATTACCGATTTAGAAGAAATTTTAGCAGCATACGATAAGGGCGGAGATAATAATTCATTAAAAGATTTCTACTATAAATATGAATTGCAAAATCAGCATCGTATTTTAATGCAGGGAAGAATTAACCCTCAGCAAAGTAAAGTTACTAGATTCCTACTACAATCTTGGGGAGCACAAACATACAACTCAGAAAATCTCTGGAAATTTAAATTAGCTGTAGCTCAGAATTTTGGTATTGGTGTAGATAAAGAGAATCTAGTATTTGCAGAGCTGGCATTTGATGACATTGTAGAAAATGAAAATGTCCAAAATGCAGTAAAAGCTTTATCAAATATTCAGAATAAAAAAGGAGATCAGAAAGAACTAGCTAAAAAATTAGCTGATGCATTAGCAGCCATTAAACTTACAGACGATTATAAAGATAGTGATCTATCTCTGCTGAATGCTATTACTGCATTAACTAATTACATGCCTGATGGTACTCCACAAGCTGAATTTAAATCCGATGTAGTGTTTGAAGCAGATGGTATCTCCAATGGGTTTGCTATGAATGTTATGCAATTCCCTATGTTTGCCAATCTGGAAAAGATACTTAATCAGATAGGCAACTACTTCGACGTTAGAACTCCCCACGATACAACTCAACCTGATGTTTATGTGACTTTAGGTGGTCATGTTAAAGATGGAGCAACCGCTAAGCAAAGTTATGAGTGGTATGCAAATAATTCCTGGAAAGACGACTTTAAACATGAAACATACGCTGAAACTGATTCTGGTGAGACAGGTACAGATATTGTAATTCATCGAGGTACTAAAGCAGAACCTTTAACAGAACAGGATAAGACGGAAAATAGGATAGCAAAAAGCATTTTAATAGATAGATATAAAGCACGAGATGAAGCTCTAAATAATGTTTACTCAAATTTTGGAGATAAGAAACAACTACGTAAAGTCGTTAAATACCCATTCCTGATTTATATGTATGGTGGAGGTATTGATCGTATTTCCAAGGATGTTAGCAAAGACATTATTAAAAGTATTTATGAAACTGCCGGTACTATATTCAGAGAATATAAAGGGATGGAAACCGGTGATCCTGAAGTTCTCAAAGCATTAAGTAATCATCCTTCCGGTCCTATTAAAACACAACAACAGTACCGAGATACCAAGATGAAAACATTCTTGGATAGCTTAGAAGAACTTGGAGCGTTCAAGGGAGACAAACTTAGTAGAGAGCAATATGAAAAAGCGCTATTAGAAAAAGATGAGGAAACAGGCAAGTTAGTTGGTAAATCCCTGGAACTATTTTTTAATGACTCAGAACTAACTCAACAAGTTAGCAGGACGATTGCTCCTAGATTTGATTATGGGTTAGATAAAATGCTGGGAGAAACTAAGGGCCCAAGAGACGCCGTAGTTCAAATGGGAGAAATGCTTCATAACGTATTTATGTTGCATTACAAAAAAGCATACAACGAAGAACTCGATAAAATAAACCAGGAGTATAAAGCATCCCTTAGTGAGGAAGATAAAGCTAACTTTACCCCATTAACAAAATTAACAAAGAAACAGATTACACATCTTATTAAAGATGTTAATGGAAAGTTAATACATGTATTCCCTCAATACGAAGGACCTCTATCTCAAATTCTAGAAAATAGTAAGGGAGAAGATTATATTGAAGGCGCTGTTGATTTAAGCGACATGGAGTTTGTCAGAAAGGACACTGATAAAGAAACTAAGGAGACATTTGATAGCGAAATATCTGAGATTTCATATGCCAAAGATGGCAAGAAGAAAACTCGTGAGAGTTTTCCTAGCCAGTTAAAATTTATTGAACCTGGAGTTGCTGCACTAATCCGTCAGATCATTAATATGGATTCTGTAGTTCTTACTCAGACATTAAATGGAACAAATAGAAAGGGTGACCCAAGAATCACTGAAGGGTTTACTAATATAGAGTGGGCAGGAAATACCCAACTTATACCGCTTCATGATGCTTTCATGGGTAGTCCTGAACATATGTCTACCGTATCTGAAATATACGGAAAGATCTACTTAGAATACAGTCTCAAGCATAGCATTATAGAAAAAACTTTTAGTCAGTTAGAAAAAGTTATCGAACTAACTAAAAAGCTAGACAATGTAAATCTTGATGTTAAAGACTATCGTCCATTAATGGATGACCTAGAGCAACAGTACCAACGGAAGCAAATGGATAGAGGAGTAGATGATATTAAAAGCGTTGAAGAGATTATTAACGAATTTGAATCAATGCAAACCGCTGTTATTATAGCTCGAAAAGCATTAGCAAAAAGAATTAAAGATGAAGGCATGGTATCTCATCAAATGTACATGCCGAGAAAAGATGATTTGATTACTAAGGCACGTAGTTTTTATGACTATGTAATGCAAACCCATGTAGAACCTTCTCTTAAGGACAGGAAAACAGCAGAACGTAGTGAACCAACTGTTAGATATGTAGATGAAGATATTATTTCAGCAGTTGATGGTAAACGTGTTGTAGCAGCACAAACAGATCATGAAAACAATCAAATACTTATTAATAAAGCCGAAGTTGCACGTACGTTTAAAAAGAAAGCCTGGACTGTTGCAAAAATGAAAGGAGTTATTCCATATGCTGCAGATGCATTTAAAACTGTGGAAGAATGGGAAGTATTTCTAATAGCTCATGAGAGAGCTCACTTTACTAAGGCTAATCAAAGTCTTCCTAAAGGATCTATTAGGGAAAATAATGCTAATACGGAAGCATATAGAGCAGTCCAACGACTAAGAGAAACTGAGGAAACTGATGAAGCAGAAGGAGAGCCTTTACCTGTTAATCCATATCAATTATTTAAAGACGCCAGTGGTAACTGGACGTTCACTAATTTAGGTCAAACACTAGCCATTGATAAAATGAAAGAGTGGTGGAAAGGAAATTTAGGTAATCTTTTTGTATTACAAGGTAGAGGTGGCACAGGTAAGACTACTATTGTTAATAAAGCTCTTGAAGAAATGGGAATACCTATAAGAAATGTTAAATTTGCTTTACCGACACATAAAGCTAAACAAGTAATTATGGGAGCTGCTGAAGATTACTCAGACGATCAATTCGATACACTTGCTAAATTATTAGGACAGAAACAATATTATGATTGGGACAAAAATGTTTTTGATTTCAAAAAAGACCAGAACAAATTTGACTTCTCAATGAAGAAATTAAAAAAAGACGGAATTGAGCTAATTGTTGTTGATGAAGCTTCTATGGTGTCAGAAAATTTTACAAAAGAACTTAATAATTTATACAAGGAACTGGGTATACGTGTACTTTTTATGGGCGATAATGTGCAGTTGCCTCCTATAGAACAACTACTAGGTCTTATAAAAGGAAGAATATCATTATCAACAGTATTTGATAATGTAATGGATTTTAATAAAAAAACTGATTTAGGAATTGATAAAGAAACTAGCTATGCTGAATTAACTAAACGTATGCGTCAAGGTGAGGAGTCACCTATTTTAGGTATTACAGATATTATTGCTAATACTGCCATAGATGTTTTTAATCGAGCAGTTAGTGATGATCAAGATACAAAAGACGAAGATCTTCAATATGATGGTACAAGTAAAAATATATTTTTTAGATTACCAGATATCAAAAAAAGCTCAGAAGTAGATGGTGTCCATTATATGGATGGAGAGGGTACACATAATTTTGACAAAACATTAGAGAAGTTTGTTGATGAGTATAAAAAAGATCCTGCTCGTGTTAAATACATTCACTACAATAATGAAGTAAATGAACGCACTGTTACATTACGAGCAAAAATTCGTGAATTACTTTTTCCTAATGAAAAAGATGCAGGTGATTTAGAAGCAAGACCTTTTATTAAAACTGACGAAGTAGCTGAACGTATTGTAGTCTCAGACGTCATAGGTGAACTTGATGAAGAAGGCAAGGTTAAACGGTCAGAGCATTTACATAATGGCGATGAGGTTACCGTAGTTTCAGAATTAACTGATGCGTTAGTAGAATTTACGACTGAAAAGGATGGATTCAATCCAGAAAAGTTTTATGGAAGTATTCCAGCAAGAATTTTACGAGTTGTAACAGATAAAGGTGTGGAACACTCGTTAGTTATGGAAGATAAAAGGAAAACTGAAGATAACGGAAAACCGATTACGATTGACATACCTCTGTATACTAAGAATGAAAAAGGAAAATTTAAAGACTTTATTTATGATGTTGATGGAAAAATAAAAACTAGAAAAATAAGAAGTACAAGAACTATGGCAGTTATACATAGTAAGCAATCAATGAAGCAACGAGCATATACAAAGAAAAACGAGAAAAAAGAAGAGGTTTCTACATATGCACATAAAGTACTTCAAGAAATATTTACATCAGAACCAGCTGCGGCTTATCTAATTAATTCACATAAAGCACAAGGCAGTACCTACCATACTGTATACGTAGACTATGAAAATATTATGGGTCCAAAAGGACCTCCAGATTGGTTAAGTAAATTAAGTGCACTATACGTAGCTACATCTCGTCCAACTACAAGACTCGTATTAGTAGGAGATGGTCAGCTGGAACATGGTAATCCTAAAACAGCCGAACTAGACGCGAATATAAAAATAAGAGAGGATCTTGAAGGCGTAAGACCTACTAGTACTGAAAGTAAAGGCGAAACTAGATTTAGAAGTGTTAAACGATTTGGAAAAGCACTATGGGATAGAGCAGATGCTATTAAAGATGCAGCTACAATATTTCTTTTTGGTGATAATTTAGAAAAAAAGGGTACTGGTCCACAATCAGGACAAGCAATTATTAGAGGGTTAGCCAATGCTTTTGGTATCCCAACTAAGAAAAAGCCGTCCATGACTAAAGACAGCTTTTTTACAGATAATGAGTTAGAAGACAACAAACGAGTTATCAATGATGCATTTTTAGCAATTCCAGAAGGTAGAGACATAATACTATCTCAAGGTGGGTTAGGTACTGATCGAGCTAGATTAAAAAAAGAAGCACCTGAAACATGGGAGTACTTACAGGGCATTCTTGAGTATATGGAAGAACATTTAGAACTGCCTCCGTATGTAGTATCAGAAACCGTTTCTGATGACACAAACAAACCATTTAACATCTGGTCAACTGATAAAAAGAGCGGAAAGCTTAGTAATCTTGCCAACAGACCTTTTACATATATCTTACCAGATGACTTTCCTCAATTTGCCGGAGATCCGTATCAATCACTTAGGGGAGTATCCTTCGAATTTACATCAGTAGAGCATGCTTATCAAACTTTGAAATCCGGAGAATTTAATAAGACAATATATAATAATAAAGCATGGGGGGATAATAATAAGATTAAGAGTGGTAAAAAAGCAAGGACAGAGAATGATTGGAATATAAATCTGATGGGTAACTTAATGCGAGAGTCCTTAGCTACTAATTCACCAGAAGCTAAAGCAGCTCTTAAGTTATTAGAAGAATCGGTTGGTAGTCCTATTACTCATGTGGGTCCATATAAAACAGATTCTTGGACAATAGACTTTCCTCTCATACTGACTCAAATAAGAAAAGAACTTTTTATTGATAAAAAAGAAACGGGTCTGACAAGACCCCTTACAGACTTTAAACCAGGTGTAGTTCACGTCGTTGAGGATACTAATAACGCTAAAGAGTATTCTAGAAATAATTCTAAAACTTCAGTTTATGTAATGCGACCTAATGAGGGAGACAATATTCCTTATGTAAAAGTGAATCAAAATTTTGGTAATCCTTGGTCATCTGGTGGATTCCAGGGATCTATTAAAGTTGATAGCGTAGAAACAGCTGTTAATAACTATGAAGCTTGGTTAAGAGGTGATGCGCATCAAGATATACTGCCTAATCGTAGAACTTTTATCCTTCAACGAATTAACGAAGGATTCTTTGATGATAAAGAATTAGTCTATTTTAGAAGTGGTACTAGTCATGCAAAGGTATTAGAAAAACTTATAGCTGAAAGAAATGCTAAGCCTACAGGTAAAACTACTCCACCTAAAGGTGAAACTTTACAAACACGAATGACCGCTATGATTGCTAAAGTAATCAGCGATAACGCAAAAAAATGGTTAAAAAAGGAACAGGTTAAAACAGCTGTAGCTACACAATTTATTGGTGATGGCTCTGTCGGTTCTTCCTCATACAGATATAAATCAATATATCAACGGGAAAATAAAGCTAATACAGGTATATATACTGCAAACGATATTATCTTTATAGCTTCTAATGGACGACGAACTAAAAGAATTGATCCTGTCGTAGGTGGAAAATTACAAGGAGCCTACGAGAATGTCCAGAAAGCAATGGATGCAGGAGCTACTATTATTATGGACACGAAGGCCCATTTAGATGCTCACAGCTATAATATTGGTGAAGCAGCTCTGGCTAAATATTTAGCTAATAACGGGTATGCTAGGGAAGGACAGTCAGGTATCTGGAAACCTGCTAAGCCTAAAGCTAAAGCTGCGGAAACAACAACATCTTCGTTTACTTATAGAAAAGCTAATGATAAGGATCCAGATATAAAAGTTAAAGAAGGAGATTTTGTATATGTTGTGCAGATGGACGAATTATCAGGCCAAAATGTTCCATTCCTAAATTCCTGGGTCATACCCGTTGAAGTGGTAGAGATATACGTAGAAGGGTGGGTAAGAGTAAAGAACCCTGATGGGTCATTTAGTACAGCTGTAATAAATCAGGATGATAGCTATATACAGCTAAGAACAACAAGAAATATAGACAGGAAAGCTCCTCCTGGAACTGCTTGGAAATGGGGCGAGTTCATGAGACATCTAACAGAGAGTGAACGGATACGTGTTTTTAAGTTAGTGGATGATATTATGCTTCAGGAAGAGATCATGGATTATGTAAATAATCCGTCTAAACTTAGAAATGAATTAATAGAAGCAAAAAAAGCAAAAGAAGAAGAAGAATTTCCAGAAGGGTATGATCCAGAAAACCCAGGGGATTTTGGTATGATGGAAGATTTTGCAGAACCAGAGCCAGATATGGATGAAACTATTGAAACTTGGACTCGAGGACGAAAAGATCTATACGAAATACTTCTTGATATGGAAATTACCAATGAGGTAGGGGATCGATTAAAAACATTAGATGATCTACCTAAGAACCCGACCGATAAATCTAAAGAGCTGGGTGATATTACAACGAATAATATAAAGAAATTATTTAACAAATTTAAAAAATTCTCCCATGGGCATTATTCTAATAAACAAGAGATGGACGACCACACCCAAACATTAGATTCAGTTCTTAATGTATTAAACGAAGGAATAGCAGCAGTAGGAGGGATTAAATTATCTACTCAACATATTAATGGGATTACACAAGGGGAGTACGATATAGCTAGTAAGTCAATGAAGATGTTCCTAAGTAATAATCCTCCTTACTCTAATAATAGTCAGTCCCCACAGGAAGTCTATGTACATGAATTACTCCATGCTACTACGGCCCTGGCAATAAGAGAGAACCCGTTAGTTGCTGAACGTATAGAACGGTTGTATGTCCAAACTGAAGATGCTCTAAATAGCAAATGGGGAGAAGGTAAGGGATATAAGGTATTTTTAGCTAAAGGGGTTACGCCTTCCAAGAAAGATATAGATATGGCTCAACGCCAATATAACTATGTATTTAAAGGTAAAGAGAAAGCCAAGCTTCATGAGTTCTTAGCTTACGCGGTAACTAATAAACAAATGATTGATTTCCTCAAGACTCAGCCTAAACCTGTACGAGAAGGTACTCTAGGTAAATTATTAGATATGGTTAGCTTAATTATGAATGTTATTAAAGAAGCTTTCGGCGCACGAACTTACCGAGATACTACTGGTAATGCATTCAATGACATGATAGCTGCTACAGAACAGTTAGTAGCTATTCAAGCTAAGCATCAAAGTCTCTATCAGAAGTACGCCAATAGAGCTTATGACGCTATGGATAAATCCGATGAATTTCTCAAACAGTTTGCAGAAGATATAGCTGTGAATGTTGCTGGTAATCCTGATGATGATAAGCGTTTTAAGGGTGCCAAAGGTGCATTGCGTAAAGGTACTCACATGATGACAGGTGGTCTTAATACCATTTTTGGAGAAAGCGAAGGATCAAGAAAAGCTAGACAACAAGTTGATCGAATCATGAGTAAAACTTTAAGGGGTATTGCCGGTGAAATTGGAGCAGGCACTCTTAATGAAGCCATGATTGAACAGCTATTGCACGTTAAAGTTAATATTTCCAAAGCACGACAGCAAGCTGAGACGTTTACTATGAAATGGTTTAATGGGGACCCAGATGAAGGACTAAAAGGTATTTGGAAATCTGTAAATCCTTTAGATAAACACTCTATGTCTGTTCAGACAAAAATAGCATTAACTGAAATAATGCTTAGAACTGATCTATCTGCTCTTCGTAATAAAGGTACTGAATTTGAATTAAGCCATAAAGAAATTATGGATTTAATTGGTAATGATACAAATACTAAAGCAGCTAGAAGAGTGAAACAAAATGCCATTGCTAGAAAATTACGATTACCTCATTCAAGTAAAGCATTAAGATACGCCAATGAATTAGGGCATCATATTGTTACAAATAAAACTCGGCTAAACCGGGCAAATATGAATGCTAAGTCAATTGCCTTACATCATTTAAAGAATCCTACAGATGAACAAATAGCATTACTAGATACGTATGCAACTTTATCTGCATTAGATCACACGGATTCTACTCAGGATTCTTTAGTTAAAAATTTATCTAAAAAAGAATTTGCTAAAGATTCTACAGAGAATGGCATGACTGAATTAATAGATTATCATATCGAATATAAAAAGAATTCAAAGAGAGATCTATTTAATGACAATGCTACCCAAATGGTTAAAGGATACATTATTGAACGAGTAGATAATTTTACTCATGTAAAAGTTGGTACTAAAGCTGATATAGCTAAAATGAAAAAAGAAGGGTATAGCGAACATTATGAGTTAACAAAAATAGATCCTAATCAAACTTATGATACTTTGTTTGTTACTCGTACTATTCCAGAGGTTACAGATGTATCGGGAGTTATGTCTACGACTAATCAACGAAATATGGGTACTACATTAACTGAAATATTAGTAAGGGACCCAGCATTTCATCACAAAAAAGGACCTAATAAAGACCAACCTAATTTCCATTTAATAAAAGTAAAAGTTAAAAAGTTTATAGCTGCACAAGAAAGAGCAGCTGAAAATCTAGACTGGGATGACTCGTTAAAACTTCGTCCTGTTTTTGATGAGAATAATAACATTACTGATTATCGTGTGTTGATGGACAATGAGTGGAAAAAAGAGCTTCTACAACCTGATCTAGAGTATGATCACGTATTTGCACATATGAGATCTGCAGCAATTGATCGTAAAGAAACGATTGAGAGTGATAAGAAAACCGTAGAGCTCTTAGTGTATGAGCAAATGGATATGATGGATTCTCACCCAGATATGAAATGGGTGGATATTATGGATCCTGCTTCGCCGTACATTGATAGATATAGAAAACTTCCTAGAGAAGTACGAGAGCTTATAAAAGAGTACGCACTAAATGGTAAATTCATGGTTAGAGAGGATGTTGTTGATAAGGTATTTGGATATAAAGCATTTGATCTAACGCAGTTAAAAATACTGCAGTCAGGTGATCATCCTCTTGCTAAACGAATTGCCGGGGCAACTCATCATGCTATTAAGCAGACAGTTGGTTATGGTAAAAACAGAATAGTTATTGCTATGCCTCAGGTAGTAGTTGGAAATATGATGTCTAATATCTACCAATTACTAATGAGAAAAATTCCAATAGACTTTATCTTTCATAAAATTTATGAAGGTATCTCTGAATATAATAAATATGATAAAGATACTAAGGAACGTACAAGATTAAACGCTAGAATTAGAGCTAAAGGTTTGGATAATAAAACTAGTGATGAAGCTATTAAAGTAGCAAGACTTAATGATCGTATAGAGAATAATTTGATTCATAGAATGAGTGCGGCGGGATTAAACTCTCTTATTGTGGAAGACATTAATGATTCACAAACAGATGGTTATTTAAATAAATTAAAAAAGACTATTCCTGTCACTTTTCCAGGAGCTCAGAAATATATAGATAACATACCTCCTTTTATAGGAGATGTTGCGGCTTTATTATTTATGACTAAAAGCAGTAAACCATTCCAGATGTCTAGGCATGTAGTTCAACTGACTGACTTTTTAGGTAGGTATGTAATGATAGAGCATGCTACGAAAGTAAAAGGACAGAGTTTTAATTCAGCTATGCACGAAGCGCTTAATGCATTTGTATTGTTTGATGAAGCACTAGTTCCGGCTTTAGAAGCAGTTGATGCTGTCGGAGCTACCTCATTCCTCTCGTATTATTTACGTAATTCTAGAGCTTCTAAACAACTGATTCAAACAAGTCCTACAGGAGTAGCAATGTCTGCTGCATTCCAGCATGCTACGGGGATACCTACATTAGGTAATGTTAATAGTTCATGGCTTGGTGGGAAGTTCTCTCCTAATTATTTACAAACAGATGATCTATTCGATGAAGCAAGTAATGTAACACTATATGACATTGTAATGAATGAGGGACGTAATTTATTTGATTAAATTATGAGAATAATGAATCAATATTTTTAAGTTCTTCAGCTTTTGGAATAGTAGCTTCAGGTTCTTCGGTATCGTTATCATATTTTATAGGATTTTCTGGATAGGCTCCAGAAAGTAACTTCTCCTCAGTGTAACCGTTTTCTTCAGCTAGTTCTTTAGTAGCTGCAGCCATACCCTCAGCAGCTATTTTATCTATACGATCTTTCTTAATAGCAGCTTCTTTAATTGTATTTTCAGTAGTTGTATCTATATGAATAACTGCTTTAGCTTCCCCTTTCTCTTCAGGAGTTAATAAACGTCCTTTTTCACGTTCTAAAGCATGTAAAGCTATCTCTTCTGGAGTACGACGTCTTCCATTCTTACGTCCATACTCCCATTTAGATCTACTATTAGTAGCTTCTACAGGAATAGAGATCGTATCTTCTGATTGTTGCTTCTTAAGTGCCTCTTTTACTATAGATTCAATATCTATATCTATTTCTATCTTCATTGTTCCTCCATATGTTTTAATCCGTAATAAGCAATCATTAAAGCATCAGATCTTCCATCTAATAATCCTCCTTTAGGACCGTGTAATAAAGCATTAGGATACAATCCTTGAGCGATATTACATACTTCTTGTTTAATACCTTTACCTTTAACAGTAACACCTATATATTTCTGCCATACTTTAGGAGTAACTTGTTGGACACGCCCATCGGAAGTTCCCATTTTGGCTATTGCAAATGCTATACCAAAATTTCTACCAAATCCGAAATTAGATTTTGCAGACATTCCGTATAATGAATGTACGCTCTCTAACCAAATAGCGTTTACCTGTTGAGTATGTAACCATACAGCAGCTTGGTAAATACTAACTTTTTTTAAATCTAATAGAGCAACGCTGTCTGGATTCTCTGAATCCAGAACAGCGATTGCTCCATTAGTCCCCGGATCAATGCCTGCAATAAACATTAAATCGGTGGATCGGTTTGGAATAACGAACCTTTAGTTTCAGGTGCGGATCCCATGATATCTGCTGCGGAACTACCATTTTTAGATTTGGTAGACTTATCGATAACAGCGCCTGTATTCTTCTGGGCCCACTTATCAAACATAGCAGCAGGTTTATTCTCTGTGATCTCTTCAGCAGTTTTACCTTCTGAATTACCAAAGAATTTACACTGATTAACAGTACGAGATTCACCTGTAGATACATAGTTTCCACTGGCGTCTTTAGCTTGTTTATCTTCGATTACTTGATGAACAGCTACCTTAATTGTTTTACCAATTAAACTCGTTATTACTGGTCTTTCCGTAGGCATTTCTTTCTTCTGCTCTGGATTCCAGATCTTAACCTGTTTCTTTTCTGCAGAGTCCATGCATTTAGGCAAGTTCTCACCAGTAGCGGCTATACATATAGATTTTGCAGTTAAATACCCAGGAAGAGGATACTCTTTGCCATCTTTTGTATAGGTAATTTTATTACCCTTTTCCTTACCAGATCTAACCCAGAAACTTTCTTTAAGCTCTGCGAAATTACCACCATTCTTTTCTAAAATAATATTAAAACTTACTGCTTCTTTTGCGGACTGGTTTAGATACACCATTTTAATAGTGGCATCATATACTCCAGATTCCCATGCAAATCCTCCGCCCATTCTTTCGATAGACGGTGTCTCTACACCTTTAGGTAGTTCCCATTCACTCATAAATTATCTCCTTTAGTTGAGTGTTAAAATTTACTCTAATTTAACTGTTCTTATTAGCTTTCTCTCGTTGCTGTACAAGATACTCATCTAATACTTTTACAAAGTCTTTAACAGAACAACCCGGTCTTCGTTTTAAAGTCTCTACTGCTATTTCCTGTACTACACCAATACCCATTTCTGTAGCAGAACTTACCATTTTATCAATTAAAACAAGTCGTTTTGGATCTAGACCAACAATATTACGTATGTTGTCTCTTTCGTTATCTATAATCTCGTCATTACCTGGATGACTCATAACCCTCCTTATTTATAATATTCATGAAGTCGATTAATAACGTTCTGCAAGTTATTATCTATATAGGTTTCATTCCTAGGCCACATACCCATAGGACTACGAATTCTCTCGTTAACTGTTTCTTTAGTTAATCTAGTTTGAAACACATACTTGAATCCGTCTTCTTTATTATCTTGGGTAGCTTTAAATAGCGGGGATTTAGCAACCTTATCATCTAGCTTTCCTAGAGCTATTTTTTTAGTAGATATGACACAAGTAAAGAAACTCTCTATACCTTGATTCATAAGAGATCCTTTAACTTTAACTAAAGTTTCATTTACCATTTCAGCTTCATTAAGAACATCTGTAGTGTGTGCTAGAAATACTACATTCTTGGTAGATTTAGCTACTATCTGGGACATTAGTATTTTCATATACTGTGCATACTGTCCCCATGCATGCATTGTATTTGTTGAATTTAATACCTTAGTACTTTCAAACATATCCATTAGATATGTAAGACTATCAATAACAATAGTATGTGTATCTTTCATTTTTTCAGCTTCTTCAAATGCTTGATACACTTGATCTGTGTCAGTAACAGTTAACTCTTTGAATTTACTTTTAAATGGTAATTTCTTGCCATTTTCACAGTTTAGATACATGACACCCTCAGGCTTAGTCATATCCAGTAAACTGGCACTCTTACCAGAGCTTGATTTACCTGAAACTAATACTAGATGGTTATTAATCATTTATTGCCCTCCAAAATAGAATGAACTTTATCGTTTTCTTTTTCTCTTTCTTTACTAAGTACTTGTACTTCTTCTTCAAGATTCCAAATTTGTTTTTCAAGATCTTTAATTTTTTCTTCTTTTGTATCATCAATTATGTTGTCCCATACGTTTCCGAATGCATTAAATAATGAAGAAAAAGCTTCTTTTATTTGAGTTTGCTCTTTATCTGGTATACCAAAATTCATATTAATTACCTCTCTTTTGAAATTCCTTACTAATAGATTTAACTGTACTGTTTCTAAATTGCTCTTCAGGCAATGGTGATTCTAAAGAATTATTAAAATTCTCTAATTTTTCAACTATCTCGCCCAATAAATAATTACTGTCGATTAGTACCATTCCATATCGGTATAGATGGTTAGCTCTGTTACCTGTACCTGTATGGGTTACAAACCAACGCTCAATATTATCAATACCAGTAGCACTGATCTGTGCCTTTGTTTCGTCAGATCGTTTAGTTTCTGGGATAAACATAGTAGCGTCAATTGTATTTCCTTTATTGTATTCGTAGGTTCCTGGATGTGTGGCCCACTTTCTGGCTATGTCTTTAGCGCCCTCATCTACAGGAAATGGTAACCATTCAAATACATTCATCATGAATTTAGAATAGTCGCCAGGGGATAGTTTAATTTTATGAGACATAGGCAGGATAAGTCTAAATCTATTTAGTTCTTCAGTATGTCGTTTAGTAGTGGAAAGTAGAAAAGTGTAATCTTCTAATAACACCTTAACTGTGGATATATTAATATCTCCATCACAATCGAGAATAAGTAGATCAAATCCCGGAATAACACAATCACTTGTGCGATGCCCATTAACAAATCCATGAGCTGTATAATGAAGCTGTGGAGCTGTAGTTAATTGATGTAATAAATCAAATGAAGGCTTTGGGTCATGAAATTCGAAGTTATACGCAATATCCTTGCTAATTGCTACTGTTAGGTTATTTAAATCTGTCTCTTGGAGAGTTTCTCCGTCAAAAAATTCAATATCGTCTAATATACGTTTTTTGATGATAATGTTGTTTTTATACCCATAAGACATGGCTAGAGTCATTAAATCTTTTCTTTGAGCTTCTGAGCCTCCGTAGAATGCGAGTTCTTCTATTAACTCATGCTGAGTTACCTCTTGATCGCAATCAGCTAAATAATGCGCTAAACGTTCATAAGGGCCCTGTTTACGCATTAATTGATGAAATGCTTCTCCTGAATCATCAACTACGCTAATTGCGTAATCTAGATGATTCTGTGTTATTTCAGTAGAATTATCAGCAAAAGTATAAGCTCCAGCTAGTTTGATAGCCTTGTAATACCGGTGAATCATTTCAGCTTTATGGATGCTCATATGATCTTTCATTTCATCTGCAGCATCCTCACACTTCATCTGATATTCTATTAAATAAACAGAATTAGCTTCAGACATTTGTAATACTGGATTAAATGGTTTTTTTGCAAAATTAGTAAATGTTTGTTGAATGGCTATTATATCTTTAGCTAAAGTAGTATCTACCATTTGTTGATATCGTTCCTGTGCAGATGCGTACTTAGTTCTATGACTTTCTGTTGTATATCCAAATAGTAATCTACGAGCATATCCAGTTTCGAGGAATTGTTTAAACTCATCCTCTGTTTTTCCACCGTCTAGTAATTTAGTAGGTGTGCCGAACATCATTAGATTAGTTGGTGTATTACCTGCTAACTCTTCTGATCTAATGTTTTCTTGTGTATTTTTTATGAGTTTTTGTTTTACAAGGCCTACATCGTAGAGTTCTAAAAATGTATTTAATACATCTGCATTTTGAGACATGTTTGATCCAACTTCATCTAGTTCTAGATTCATGGAACCTGCAGAAGCTAATAATAATTTCTCTCGCATTTGTTTAACAGCTGGAGAAGTTCCACTGTCAAAACTAAAAGCTAATTCTCCTAAGCGGTCGTAATGTTGTTGAAAGTTTACTACTTGAATAGCAGTTTCTTCATCTAATGGTAATATACTGTGTCCAACATTAATCCTCCATGCAGCCCTTTCTCTAGCTAAAGTTTGAATGTTTTCTTCAGCTTTTCTAGGAAATATATTGTTTAAAAATTCTTTTTTAAAATAAGCTATAAAGTCTCGTTCTAATATATTTTGTGAATGTCCCTTACCTGTTCCTGATACCATCAGATTTAATACATAAGTATTAACAGGAATTACGTCTCTATCGTTTGTTTGTATATTGCATCTCATCATGGATGCTACTTTAGATAAATAGTATCCAGTTAAAATGCGAAAAAAATGTCGATTATCGTTGTTTACTTTACGAACAAGGATATCTACTATTTTTTCAGAAAACGGATGGTACTTTTTCATATTATGGTCTCCCTGGTGACATATATCTGCTTGCAATCCATAGACCGGTATAAAATACGGACATAGCAACAATGCAGTAAAGTGAAAATATTCCTAACATTTCATACCAACTTGGTATGTTAGTTACATAGTAAGTAGTTTCATGAGGTCCTTGTTTTATCCGTAGCATGATAGTTAACTTATCATCCGTCAGAAGATCCATCTGCTCCTCCTTCTGTTAAGTTATCTGCAAATTCTATAGCTACTTCAAGTAGAATAGAATCTTCTTTAATATCTACGGAGCCATGGGCAATTTCTTGTAATATTTGTTTTATATATTCTAATCTTTTGTGTCTATCCAGGGACATCTTCCTCCTCCTCTTCAATAGGTTTAATAATTAAGGATACAGAATCAACAGCAGATACAACGTCTACAATGCCGTTTTTACTAGCTGAATCTATTTCTGAAATCCAAACAGGAGTATTTGCTTTCATAATATAATCTCTATAATAATCCTCTGAATGGTCAGGGCCTATAAATGATGCTCTTATAGCTGTTTCACATACTAGAAGAAATTGAGCTACAGTTATTGAGGTTTGTGTAACTGTAAATGCTAAATCAGCAGGGTATCCGTAATAGCTATGTGGTATTCCTGGGTACCCTTTACTCCACATTTCATTTCCTGAGTTATTAACATGAACTGGTAAACCAACCCGTTCTTTCTGTAACGCTTTTATTAGACTACCTAAACACATTTGATATTGCCCATGTTGCTTAAATCTGGGCATATCTTTTGTTAATTCTTTTGTTATATTTTTAATATCCATAATATTTTCTCCATAATGCGCCCTTGGGTGGCTTTGAACCACCAACTTTCCGCCTCTTCTTTGAATAGTACGGGTGCTTTACCAGTTAAGCTACAAGGGCTAAATTTTTATTCCTCTGACCTACCCAATCCATATCTTTCTTGTATTTTCTTTACAGATTTTGGAGGTAAGTGCTCTGGTTGAAATTCTAACGTGGGTTCTAATTTATCTGGACAGTTATTATTGGCATGTATGCCTTTAATTTTGCCAGTATCTTTAACATATTCTTCGAATATATCCTGAAATATTTTATTAACCATTTCAGTGTAGCTATCCTGTGTGAAGTGTTTGATCGTTATTTGACTAACTACATGCTTACATCTAAGAATGTCTTGTTGTAATTTATGTACACTCATAAATCCTCCAATTTAAAAGTTAATGGCGTGGTAATGAGCTACGCGGTTGTATCGCTATCACTTTAATGACCCATAAAACTAGTATTAGCTCTCGACCAACCAATTAGTAAATATAGAGATAGCGGGGGAACAAGCAACGCACTTGTATTTAGCTCCCCC